TGTCTCCATGAAGGCGCGGAACTCTTCGTTGGCGTTCTCCAACACATCGCGCACATCTTCAGGCTTGAACTCACTACGGTGCGTCACCCGCACTGCGGCCTTGCCACCCCGCGCCATGCTGAGCGTGTTGTTGCACACCACGCGCACTGTCGTCCACCGGGCCTCGGTGGCCAGGGAGCCATCGGCGGAGGTAGACAGGAGCGCGTAGGGCACAACCTTGTCCGAGTACCCGTCAACACAAACCCCCTCCGCCAATTTCGCAGTCGCAAAATACCGCTTGCCACCGAACAGCACCCCGGCTGACTCGATGGTCATGCCGCCTGCCGTAGCCCAGTCACGGAAGAACTCAAGCACCTCACGGGGCTGCACCACCTTGTAGGAATCAGACACCACGCCCAGGGCATCCTTGGTGTCGCTGCGGAACAGCACCACCTTGTCCTTGACGACCTTCATCTGGTCGGCGTTCTGTCCACGCTCGGTGGCGTAGCGGACATAGCCACGCTGCACTTCGTAGTCCATGCCTGCGGCGGTCTGCCACTCCTCGACGCTCTGCCCTGCGGGCATCAACTGCCCCAGGCCATGCCACTCACGCTGGGTGGAGGCGTACTGAGCAACGCCGTTCTTGATCATGATTTGATGAGCCATTTGGTTTCTCCTAGTTGAGATGCCGCTGAACCGCAGCGGCCACGGGTTGTCCAGAAGTGGACAGTGTAATGCATTCCTACAAGCATAGGAATGATTGACAAGAAAAAAATGGGGAAGAAATCTTCCCGGTTACTGAACGGTGTGGCGCACATACCCATACCGGTTCAGCACGCGCTTGGCTGCGTCGTATGCGTCCTGTCGGGTGAGTCTGATGACCACCATCGGAGCACCGGGCGCGATGCGTGAACCTCGGTAATGCAGGTGTGCGTGCCAGTGCCCATCCGCTTCGTGGCTCAGGCCAATCGTGGCCAGCGCCAGGGTGATGCCGCTTCTACTCATACTGCCTCCCTTCTCGCTTGGTTGTACGCCCGTAGGAACAGGTCGTGGAATGCATCCATCAGGATGCGCTTGTTGCCCGAGTCGGCCACGCGCCACAGCGCGGCCAGTCTTTGGTTGAACCCACCGCCGTAGCGGTCGAAGTGGGCGCAGGCTATGTGCACCATCTCCTCATCTAGTTGCTGTTTCATTTGCGCGCTCCAATCAGTTCGCCCTCGCTGACACAGGAGAGCAAGTGCTTGGCGCAGTTGAGGGTCTGTCGTGCGCCTTCGTTGTCGCCGTGAGCGATCTGCTCCTGTGCATCGGACATCAGGCCAGCGATCACCATGTTCGCACCCACTATGCGGTAGGTGAAACTCTCGGTGACTTGCCGCTTGAACTCCTCGATGTCGCACCCGAACATCTGTTCGTTGCGCTTCTTGTTGATGTCTGTTGTGTTCATGGCGTCTCTCTTCTCAGGTTGTAGATCAGGTTGTTCAGTCGGTGGAGTGCCGCCTCGTTGAAGTTGGTGCACTGCTCCCACTTGGCTCTGTCCTGCATGAACTCTGCGGTGTGGCGCACCAGCGCCTCGATGATGTGCAGTTGGTACAGCAGTTCTTCTTTCTCGGGTGTTGTCATGCTGGCACCTCATCTCCTTCTGTGTTGATGTCCACGAGTCGGCCAACCCCATCCCAGGGGTCAACAGGGTAGTCGGCGGCGATGCGGTAGCGCGTGCCCGCCACCCACACATAAACTTCGGCGTCGCCGTTAACGCCCGGCTCCTGCAGGGCTTCGATCAGGTCTCTCACTTTCATGGTGTCGTCCTCCTGGGGAAGGTTTCTTCCCCGTTATTGCTGCCAGAAAAGAAACCACGGGTCGCGGGCAGCACTTCGCTTGCCGTGGATGGGTGTGCACTGGGTGTACAGGTATTTGAGACGGGTTAATTCCTCCGGTGTTATGTAGGTCAGGGGATTGGCGTCCTCCATCGTGGGTTTTATTGGCGTGCCCTTGAGTTTTGATTTGGGTGTGGCGGTATCTCTTATGTGTTTTAGAAGGCTTGCGTAGTATTTGTAGAAGGCTACATACGGTTGGTATTCGGCCTTGTTTTTATCCACCATCGACCTGTGACGCAGGTAGGTGTTGCTTGCCCATGCGAACTCGTCACGCACAGCGTTGAGCAGGGCAGCGTTCCAGTTCTCGCGCCGGGTTCTTGCGTGGGCTGCATAGGTTCGGTCAGGCATGACGCTGTTCTTGAAGTGCTCGCGTTCGCGCCTGTCGATGGCGTCGAGGTAGGCAGGCGACACCCTGGCGTGGGAGGTTTGGCGTGCGGCTTCACGCTCACGCTTGGTCATCGCCTTGAAGGGCTTGGGTGGACAGCACGCATTGCAGGAGGCTTCGAGGCGCAACTTGCGCCCTGACCAGCGCCGGAAGAAGCGCACTGGGAGGTCGCGTGAGCACAGCGTGCAGCGTTGTGTGATGGGTGTGGAGAGGGTGTTGGATGGCATGGTAGTGTCAGTCTGATGTAAGGGTTTGGGTAGCTGACCGGCTACTCACTAGGTTCGGGCGCAACATTGGGTAAGAGCAAGTCGTTGATTCTACTCATGGTGTAGTTGCTACTACCCAACTACCCAGAATTTTGGGCAAGCACAGATGGCAAAAAGTTTTTTAAGAAAAAAGCTGGCGTGCTTGGATGTACAACAACAAATCTTTTTGGTGTACCTCTATATATATGGGTAGTTGGGTAGTAGTAGTAGTAGTTCGTTGCAAAACAACGGCTTACGCTTACCCAATGTTGCGCCCGTAGGTAGTGAGGAGGTGGGTAGCTACCCAAAACCGAGGGTAAACCCTGACAAAAGTTGGACACGGGGAAGAAATCTTCCCCGATCCGGTCAGCGACGGCCTTTGATGGGCAGTGAGGCCAGTTGTATCTCTTGCCAAGTCTCGTAACGCTCGGCGTTGTCGAGGGCGCGTTGCTTGCGGCGGTTGCTCTCGGTGCGCTCCACGCACTCTGCGCGTAGGCGGCGCAGTTCGGCCTTGATGTGCTCAGGGATGTTGGAGCCGAGACGCAGGTTGAGTTGCTTGGACATGGGAAACCTCCAAAGTAAAAGAGTTCGCGTGGCGAACGGAAATAACCGCAACCCCCTCGCGCAGAGGGAGTGCGGCAGGAATCGGGGAAGAAATCTTCCCAGGATCAGGCGAGAGCCTTGACGACAGCCTTCAGACGCTTCACATCGCCGTCGAACGCAGCCAGGAACCGAGCGAACGCCGCCTTCTCTGCGGCAGTCGTGCGGGTGGGCTTAGCAGGCTCAGCATCGCCGCTGGAGTTGCGGCGGATGTGGTAGTTGAACTTCATCTCGGCAGCGCGGTAGGCGTTCTGATGGGCGGTGCTGCGGTCTGTGCGGGACTTGCCCATGATGGCCTTGGCTTGCGCCTCTGTGACCTCAAGGTTGCCGCGCAGGAAATGCACGATGAAGTCGGCACGCCACGCAGCTTGCGTCTCAGGTGTGGCCTTCACATACGCCTTGTGCCACACAAGTGAGTGGGCTTGCGTGATGCGAGCGTGTGCACCGAGTTGCCAAGCGAATTGGTTGAGTGTGTTCATGGTAGATACCTCCAAGTGATGAGACAAATGAAAACGGGGAAGAAACCTTCCCCGTGCTGTCGGCGGGATTTCTCCCAACCGATGAATCTATTGTAGCATACTGGGGTTTCCGGGATTCTCAAAAACTGGGTATCTCGACCCCACCCTACCCCCACCCCCCAATATTGGCAGCGAGGTGGCGTAGTTGTGTGAACACTAATCCCCAACCACACTCAGCATTTTCCAGAAACTCGCCACAAACCCCAAATACCAAACCCACCCCCATACCTTTTCAAATATAATACCCCCCGGTATATTATAAAAATTTGACAAGCACGGGCGAAAAAAAAGCCCCGGTCTTTGCAGCCGGGGCAAGATCAGTCTAGCAACTGAGAGGAGAAACAAAACCAACACATACCAGAGAGACGCTTGCACGCCGCTCGGTACCCACTATACACTCCGCCCAATTACGGACGCAAGCCCCGCTTCGAAATGCTTGAACACCTGATTGACTACAAGCCACCACTGGCCACCCTTGACGAGGTGACGCCTTTGGACAAGGCGACTTCGGATGAAGTCCTAGCCGCCCAGGTATCTACCGCAGACTGGCTCAAGGAAATGGGCGCCACCAACGCCGAAGAATCCCAGCAGTCCGCAGCCGCCTCCCAGGCACGGCAGGCTTTCCAGGCCATGACCACCCAGTCGCCGGAGGAACAGCGCAAGGCGCTCATCCAATTAAAGACTCCACCCGCTGTGCGGCACCTAACAGGGATGTTGGTGGCGTATGACTGGGCGTTTGTGGAGCAAGCCAAGGAGCTTCGCGGCTACGCCGTGAGCCAAATCCTGGAAGAAACCAAGCACCCTGACGCAAAAATCCGGCTGAAGGCGCTCGACATGCTTGGGCGCGTGACGGAAGTGGCGCTATTCACGGAACGGGTGGAGGTCAAGAAGACTGAGCTGACGGATGCCGAGATCGAAGCCAAGATCAAGGACAAGATCAACCGCTTCATGCAGGTCACGGACGTAATCGACATCACGACCGCAGAAGAAACCGCCCCGGAAACCCCGGATGAACCTCCAGTCACTCAATAGCATCAGCCCGCGTGAGCTTGCGGCCATCCAGGCCGCGCTTCCGACGCTCTCCTTGCAGGAGAAGATGGAGCTTTTTGAGGCGCTTGAGGAAAAAGAGCGCCGAGTGTCGCGTGATTTGGCCAAAACCAACCTCATCGGCTTCGCAAAACACGTCTATCCAGGGTTCAAGGTGGGGCCGCACCACAAAAAACTGGCCAGAATCTTTGAGGACGTGCTCTCGGGCAAGAAAAAGCGGGTGATCATCAACATCGCCCCGCGTATGGGTAAGTCCGAGTTCAGTTCCTACTTGTTTCCGGCGTACTTCCTGGGTAAATTTCCCGAGAAGAAGATCATCATGGGCACGCACACCGCGTCCCTGTCGGAGGACTTTGGTCGGCGCATCAGAAACCTGATCAACAGCGATGAGTACGGCGAACTCTTCCCGGAAACGCTGGTGGCTGAGGACCAAAAAGCCGCCGGGAAGTGGTCTACCTCCCGAGGAGGCCAGTATTACGCTGCTGGTGTCGGTGGTGCTCTGGCTGGTCGCGGTGCTGATCTGTTCGTTATTGACGATCCTCACTCTGAGCAAGACGTAAAGATCAACTCCAGGCTTGCGTTCGACACGGCGTGGTCGTGGTTCCAGACCGGCCCGCTGCAACGCTTGATGCCGGGTGGTGCCATCATCGTCATCATGACGCGGTGGTCACTTCTTGACCTCACCGGGCGTCTCATCGACTACCAGACCAAGAACCCCGACGCCGACCAGTGGGAGATCGTGGAACTGCCCGCGATCTTGAACGAGGGTCAAGAAAATGAAAAAAGTCTGTGGCCAGAGCAATGGCCACTGGACCAGCTTAAGTCCAAAAAGGCCAACATGGACCCGCGTTTCTGGAACGCGCAGTACATGCAGCAGCCTACGGCAGACTCTTCCGCCATCGTGGGACGCCACCACTGGCGGCTGTGGCCAAAGGACGATCCACCCACGTGCGAGTACGTGATCCAGTCTTGGGACACGGCGTTCGAGACAAAAACCACCTCCGACTTCAGCGCCTGCACGACGTGGGGCGTGTTCTATAACGAAGAAGAGGGCGACGCCCCGCAGTTGATCCTGCTGGATGCCTTCAAAGACCGGATGGCGTTCCCCGAACTCAAGCAGGTGGCGCTCAAGCACTACAAAGAGTGGGAACCCGATGCGTTCATCGTGGAAAAGAAGGCCGCAGGTGCGCCTTTGATATATGAGCTTCGCAACATGGGCATCCCCGTGGCCGAGTACACACCATCACGTGGCAACGACAAGGTGGTGCGGATGAACGCGGTGGCTGACCTGTTCTTTTCTGGGAAAGTCTGGGCGCCCGACACGCGCTGGGCACGGGAGGTCATCGAGGAGATGGCGTCGTTCCCAGTAGGCGAGCACGACGACTTCGTGGACACTACGACCCAAGCCCTGCTGCGCTTCCGTCAAGGGGGCTTTGTTAGCTTGGACTCTGATGAGGCCGAGCAGGGCTACTTCACGCCACGCAAGGCGGCGTACTATTAAGGATTCATGATGGCAACCAACATCGACAAGGCGCTTTACTCCGCCCCCACCGGCATCGAGGAACTGGCACAGGCAGAGCCCGAGATTGAAATCGAGATCGTTGACCCAGAAGAGGTCAACATCGGCATCGACGGAATGGAGATCAGCCTCACCCCGGAGCCCAAGACCGCCGATGACTTCGACGCCAACTTGGCTGAGTATCTTGACTCAGGCTTTATTGAGGGCCTTGGCGGCGACCTGATGTCTGAGATCGACCAGGACAAAGCCTCCCGCAAGGAGTGGGAGAAGGCGTATGTGGACGGTCTGAAGCTGCTTGGGCTACAAATAGAGGAAAGAACAGAACCCTGGAACGGCGCCTGTGGTGTATTCCATCCGATGATTACGGAAGCCGTTGTGCGCTTCCAGTCAGAGATGATCACGGAGACGTTCCCTGCAGCAGGCCCGGTCAAGACCAAGATCATTGGCAAAGAGACGCCCCAGAAGAAAGAAGCCGCCGTCCGTGTGCAGGACGACATGAACTTCGAGTTGACCGAAGTCATGAAGGAGTACCGGCCTGAACACGAGCGCATGCTGTGGAGCCTCCCGGCCACCGGCTCAGCGTTCAAGAAGGTTTATTACGACCCCAACCTGGGTCGGCAGGTCAGCATGTTTGTGCCTGCGGAGGACATCATCCTGCCGTACGGCACCACCGACATGGACACGTGCCGTCGCCTGACGCACGTTATGCGCAAGAGCAAGAACGACCTCGTGAAGCTGCAGGCTGCAGGCTTTTACCGCGAGGTAGAACTGGGCGAGCCGGACAAGAACAAGTCCGACATCCAGCAGGCCAAAGACAAAGAGACGGGTTTCAGCGATCTCAACGATGATCGCTTCACGCTGATGGAGGTGCACGTTGACCTGCACATCCCAGATGACCCGTTTGGTGACAAGGACGGCGAGATTGCCGTGCCGTACGTGGTCACCGTTATTCGCGGTACGAACACCATCCTGAGCATCTACAGGAATTGGAACGAGGATGACGACCTCAAACTCAAGCGCCAGCACTTCGTGCACTACCAGTACGTTCCGGGCTTCGGAGCGTACGGCTTTGGTCTGTTCCATCTTATCGGTGGCTTTGCAAAGAGTGCTACTTCGCTCATGCGTCAGCTTGTTGACGCTGGCACTCTGTCTAACCTCCCTGGTGGACTGAAGAGTCGTGGACTAAGAATTAAAGGAGACGACACGCCCATCGCTCCTGGCGAGTTCCGCGATGTCGATGTAGCCTCCGGCAACATCCGCGACAGCATCCTGCCGCTTCCCTACAAAGAGCCCAGCCAAGTTCTCTACACCCTGCTGGGCAACATCGTAGAGGAAGGCCGTCGCTTCGCTGCCACCGCAGATATGAAGGTGGCCGACATGTCTGCGCAGGCGCCGGTGGGCACCACGCTGGCGCTGCTGGAGCGGCAACTCAAAATTCTGACGGCGGTCCAGGCCCGTACTCACTACTCGCTCAAGCAAGAGTTCAAGCTCCTGAAGTCGATCATCCGCGACTACACCGAGCCGGACTACGAGTACGACCCTGAGTACGGCACCAAGCGGGCCAAGCAGTCGGACTACGACCTCGTAGACGTTATCCCTGTGAGCGACCCCAACGCGGCCACGATGTCGCAGCGGGTGGTGCAGTACCAAGCCGTCATTCAGATGGCGCAGATGGCTCCGCAGATTTACGATCTGCCGCAACTGCACAGGGCGATGCTGGACGTGTTGGGTATCAAGAACGCAGAGAAGCTCGTTCCGCTGCCTGATGATGAGAAGCCCATCGACCCGGTAACTGAGAACCAAGACCTGCTCAAGAACAAGCCGGTCAAGGCGTTCCTGCACCAGGATCACGACGCACACATCGCGGTGCACATGATGATCACGCAGAACCCGTTGGTGGCGCAGGTCGTGGGGCAGAACCCGATGGCGCAGCAGATCGTTGCCGCGCAGCAAGCGCATATTGCTGAACACCTGGGCTACAAGATGCGCAAGCAGATTGAGGCGCAGTTGGGCATGCCTCTGCCTCCCGAAGACGAGAAACTCCCGCCGCAAATCGAGATCGCGCTGTCGTCAATGATGGCCCAAGCTGCTGCGCAAGTCAACGCCCAAGCCGCTCAGCAGGCCGCGATGATGCAGGCTCAGCAGCAAGCGCAAGACCCGGTGATCCAGATGCAGCAGCAAGAACTGGCGCTGCGTCAGGAAGAACTCAAGCTCAAGGCGCAGAAGATCATGATGGACGCTGCCGCTGAAGCTGACAAGCAAGAGCTTGAACAAGAGCGCGTCAAGGGCGACCTACAGCTTCGCGCTATGAAGACGCAGGCTGACATCGAGAAGGACAAGGCGATGCTTGTCGCGCAACAAGAACGTGAAGGTGTCCGCATGGGCATCGACATCGCCAAGGCCAAAGCGCAAGAGGCCCAACAACGCCGAAAGGAAACGCCCACTAAATGATCCAAGACTTCGCACGCGTATTGCGCGAACAAATACGCACCGACATGAACAACTACGCCGATGACTTGGCGGGTGGTGCGTGTCGCAATTTTGAGGAATACCAAAAGCTCTGCGGCGTCATCCAAGGTCTGGCGATGGCGGAGCGTTACATCCTTGACCTTGCAAAGAAAGCCGAAGATGCAGACGAGTGAAGCGGGAATCATCCTCCCACCGGGCATTAGCCTGCCTAAGACCATTCAGCCCCAGGACGAACAGGACGAGAACCTCGCCCCTGAAGAGAAGGCCACAGCCCTTCCAGAGCCTGCAGGTCACAAACTGCTGTGCATCGTGCCTGATGTTTCAGACACGTTTGAGAACTCCAGCCTGATCAAGGCCGACAGTTACATGCGCCAAGAAGAACACGCCACCACGGTGCTGTTCGTGCTCAAACAAGGCCCCTCGGCCTACAAAGACCCCGAGCGTTTTCCTACAGGCGCTTGGTGTAAACCCGGAGATTTTGTGTTGGTGAGGACTTACTCCGGCACCAGATTCAAAATCTTTGGCAAAGAGTTTCGTCTGATCAATGACGATCAGGTGGATGCTGTTGTGCAAGACCCTCGCGGACTCACCCGCGCTTGAAGGAGTGATTGATGGACAAAGAAGAGTTCAAGTTTCCTGACGAAAAGGAAAACGAAGTCAAGGTAGAGATCGAAGGCGAAGGCGACGTAGATGTCGAAATCGTTGACGATACCCCCGAGCGAGATCGCGGGCGTAAACCTCTAGACAAAGAGGTTTCTGACCCGACCGATGAAGAGATCGAGTCCTACTCGGACAAGGTCCAGTCGCGGATCAAAGAACTGACGCATGCCCGCCATGACGAGCGTCGTCAGAAGGAAGCCGTGGCTCGGGAGAAGGCTGAGCTTGAGCGTCTTGCACAGCAGCTTATCGCCGAAAACAACCGGCTGAAGAAGAGCTACAACGAAGGTCAAGAGGTTCTGGTTCACTCCGCCCGCAAGGAAGCGGAAGGTGAACTGGAGATGGCCCGTCGCAAACTCAAGGAAGCACAGGAGTCTTTTGACACAGACGCCATCATTGCTGCCCAGGAAGAACTGGCGTCGGCTAAATGGCGTGTTGAGGAAGCCAAAAGATTTCGTCCGCAGGCTTTACAGACCGAAGAAATTCCTGTACAAACTCAACAACAACCGCAAGTTCAAGTTCAACCCGACGAAAAGTCCCTGCGCTGGCAGGCTAAAAACCAGTGGTTCGGGCAACCTGGATTTGAGGAATACACCAGCTACGCACTAGGGCTGCACCAGAAGCTAGTCAACGGGGGTGTTGACCCTCGCTCCGATGAGTATTTCGACCAGATCGATGGTCGCATGAAGTCGAAGTTCCCCGAGATTTTCGGTGGCAACGAAGACAAGCCGAGAACGGGTGAGGTTCAAAAGAAACCCACAACGGTCGTGGCACCTGCCGCTCGTACAACGAGTGCTGGAAAAATCCGTCTGACCCAAACACAAGTTGCGTTGGCGAAGAAACTGGGCCTGACCCCGCAGCAATACGCTGCTCAAGTGGCAAAACTGGAGAACCAAAATGGCTGAAACTCAAAACCGTATGCCTCGTGACATGCAGTCACGCGAAAAATCTGCTCGTATGGTGTACACACCGGCGAGTGCGCTGCCCGATCCGACACCTGAGCCGGGTTATGTGTATCGCTGGGTTGCGACGCACATCCTGGGACAGTCTGACCCCACCAACGTGTCCAAAAAGATGCGTGAGGGTTGGGAGCCGGTGAAGGCGGTTGACCATCCTGAACTTATGCTGCCGGGTAACGAGAAGACCGGGAATGTGGAAATTGGTGGCCTCATGCTCTGCAAGATGCCTGCTGAACGCGCACGCTCACGGGACGATTACTACGGTCGTCAAGCACAAGCTCAGATGGACTCAGTGGACAACCACTTCATGCGAAACAATGATCCACGGATGCCGTTGTTCTCGGATCGCAAGTCCAGCACGACGCGCGGAGGTGGGTTCGGTTCTGGTTCAAAGTAACTTAGGAGTCCTTAAATGGCATCTACTGCTGCTCCCTACGGCCTACGGGCTGTAAACCGAGTTGACGGTCTGCCGTACGCAGGCGAAACGCGTCAGTTTCTGATTGACC